TGACGTGGTGGATATCCCCCCTGTAGGACCTGAGGATGAAGCCGGAGCCAAGCAGGAAGCGCAGTACCTGAACTACATTGCGCTGCAGAAGAACAATTGGTTCGAGATCTTCACCACTGGCGCAAAAGATGCCCTGCTGACCAAGGCGGGATATCTGTATGCCTATAAGGAAAAGCGCAGGCAGGTAGAGATCGAGAAGTATGAGCGCCAGACCCAAACCGGTATTGCGCTCATCATGCAGGACAAGCCCGAAGTCCTGTCGCTCAAGGAATACCCAGACGAAGAGGCGCAGCAGCCAGCCATGGATCAGATGGGGCAGCCCGCCATGGGTCCTGATGGCCCGGTCATGCAGCCGGTCATGCTCTATGACCTTGAGATCAGGAGAGTCAAGGAAGAGGTCAGCTATTGCATTGAGGCGCTCCCCCCAGAAAGGGTGAGGGTCAGCGAGAAGCACAAAGATGTGCAGCTCGTGGGATGTCCGTACTTCGAATACTTCGACTGGGTGGCGATCTCTGACCTTCGCCGCGACGGATATGACATCCCGGAGGATGTGGAGTCCGGGGATGATCCGTACGCATCCGAAGAGGATGCGGCAAGGGATCAGTACGCCGAAAACAGCGGCGATGATAACGAGGTCGATGCATCCCGTAGACGGGTCAAGACCCGCTATGTCTGGATTCAGTACGACTTCGATGAGGATGGAATCTCCGAGCTGAACTACTGCGTGGTAGTTGGTACGAAGATCATCTATCGGGAAGAGTGCAACGACATCCCGGTTGGAGTTCTTTGTCCCGATCCCATGCCGCATCGGCATGTGGGGTTGTCGATTGCCGACAACACTGCAGACATCCAGGCCATCAAGACCGTCATCTGGCGGCAGGGCCTTGATAACCTGTATCTCTCGAACAACCCCAGAACCTTTGCCGATCCGTCCATGGTCAACCTGGACGACCTTCTGGTCAGTCGTCCGGGTGGAATTGTTCGCGGAAAGCCTGGGGCGATATTCGGCCAGTCCGTAGCGCCGTTCCCGGTCCCGTTCGTATTCCCGCAGGCTGTTGAGGCGCTGGGGTTCCTCGAACAGGTGACCGAAGGTAGAACAGGAGTCAACCGTTACTTTCAGGGAACGGATCAGAACGCGCTGAACCAGACTGCTCACGGCATTCAGCAGCTTTCGAGCATGGCGGCCCAACGGGTCGAGCAGATCGCCCGTCATTTCTCCAATGGTATCGAAAGGCTCTTTGCAGTCCTGCATGCCCTTGTCCTGAAGGGGGGACACAAGACCGATACGGTCAAGCTGTCGGGTCAGTGGGTGGATATAGACCCTTCGACATGGCGGCGTAGAACTGACTTTCGCATCACTGTTGGATATGGGGCTGGAAACAAGGATGCCCTGTTACAGCGGATCATGATGATTGCGAACATGCAGAAGGAAGCCGCCATGGCTGGGCTTCCCATCGTGCAGCCGCAGAACTTCTACGAAACCGCCAAGGAAGTCACCAAGGCGGCAGATTTCTCCCAGCCTGAGAGGTTCTGGACTGAGCCATCAAAGGCCCCTCCGCAGCAGCCTCCTCAGCCTGACGTCACCGTTGTGGCCGCAGAACAGATCAAGTCGCAGACGCAAGTGCAAACGCGTGGGGCTGAGATCGAGAAGGACAAACAGGTGGCCATGGTGCAGGAGGAGACCAAGCGCGCCATTGCTGAACTTCAGTCCCAGACGCAGTTGCAGATCGAGCAGATGCGCCGCGAGCACGAAGCGGCAATCGAGTCTTTCAGGGCTCGCCATGCAGTTGACCTGAAGGGCATGGATGCCGAACAAACTGCATTCCTGGACACCCATCGCAATGAGCTGAAGCAGAAGCCTGCGACGGACATGGCCAAGGAAACAGAGCGCATGGCCGGGCAGTTGCAGCAGTCCATTGACGCATTGCAAGGCGCTTTGGGGATTCTTCTGAACTCCAAGAGACAGATCCGCCGAGGCAAAGATGGGAAAGCAGAAGGCGTGGATGTCATTTCCCCTGACGGAAACCTGATCGCCTCCAAGTCCATTCAGCGCGCATCTGACGGAAGGATCATCGGTGAAGCCTGAAGCGCAGATATTCGAGGGCTCCAAGGCACAAAGGCTCTTGGAGGATGAAGCGTTCATCCAGGCATTCAAGGATGTGAAGCAGGCAATCCTCGACAAATGGGAGGCAGCGCCTCTCAGGGATCGAGAAGGAGCCCATGAGCTGAAGCTGATGCTGAAGCTCCTTGCGGACCTGAAAGCCAATCTTGAGATGGCGGTCAACAACGGAAAGATGGCCGCTGCGGAACTCAAACAGAGTCGAGAAAAGCCCACCAAGTGGTGGGCCATTAACAGAGGTTAGACATGAGCGAACAAGCCGCAATTGCGGACTCGCCAATTGAGAGCCGGGCCGCCGCTGCACTCTTTGGCGACCCGAAACCCATTCCGAAGCAGGTTGAACAGCCTGTTGTGGAAGAGCAGACCGACCAAGTCCCAGAAGACCAGAGCGCAACAAGCGAGGCACAAGCCGAGACTGCGCCGGAATTCGAGGAAGTCGAGTACGAAGGGGAGAAGTACCAAGTTCCCCCCAAGCTCAAAGAAGCCATCATCCGGCAGAGCGACTACACGAAGAAGACGCAGGAAGTAGCCGAGGTCCGAAAGCTCCTGGATCACAAGAGCCAGCAGTTCAAGACCGTGGAACTTGAGCGTGAATTCGGCAAGTCCATCGAACCGGAGATGAGCGAGATCAGGGATCTTGATAACCAGTTGTCCCTCTACGAGAAGGCCAATTGGCGAGAAATCCCCGCCGATGAGCGAACGCTGCACATGTTGGAGATGCAGAAGCTGGAGAAGCTTCGTGCTGCCAAGGTGGGCGAAATCGAGCAGAAGCGCCAGCAGTTCAACTCCAAGTTTCAGGAACAAGTTCGCGGTCTGCAGGAGCAGGCCAAGAAACTCCTGAAGGAGCGCATCCCGCAGTGGTCTGAAGCCACTGCCAAAGAGACCCGTGACTGGGCCATCTCTAATGGGTTCACGGAAGAGGAGGTCTCCTCGATCCACGACCCCAGACACGCCGAAGTGTTGTGGAAGGCATATCAGTACGACCTGGCAAAGCAGTCAGCGAAACCCGCGATTGCTCAGGCCAAGGCCGCCAAGGTCGGCTCATCCAACCCCATGCCACAGGCCGTGAAGGACAAATTGAGTTTCAACAGGGCGCTGAAGCAATCAGCCCCCGGTTCGGTAGAGCAAACAAAGCTCATCGAACAACGGGTGGGCTCCCTGTTCGCTAAGAGGTAGTTATGGCACAGGTATCAGGTACTACGTGGACGAATTCCATCGCTGGAAGCATCACGCAGGCCACAAACAACCGCGAGGATCTGGAGGACATCATTTTCCTCCTGGACCCGATGGACACGTGGGCGCTGTCGAATCTGCCCCGCGTGGAAGCCAGCGCGGTCTATCACGAATGGCTGCAGGACTCTCTCGCAGCTCCGGCTGCCAACCGGCAGATCGAAGGTGACGATTCTTCGTTCTCGACCGCTGTTCCGGCGTCGCGTCGCGGCAACTGGACGCAGATCTCCTACAAGACTTTCGCGGTGTCCGACACCCTGGAAGCGGTGGAGAAGGCGGGTCGCGCGAGTGAGCGTGAGCGTCTGGGCGTGAAGCTCCTGAAGGAGCTGAAGCGCGACGTGGAGTCTGCTCTGGTCGGTAACCAGGGCTCGTCGGGCGGCGCTGGTGGCGCGCAGGGCGGCACGGCTACTGCGCGTTCTTCGGCAGGTATGGAAGCGTGGATCGGCAACGGCACCACGACCCTGACGGCTGGTGAGGCCTCGAACGTGGTTTCGGCCACGACCAACTCGGCCAACGCTACGTCGCCTGGATTTGCATCGAACGCGGTTGCAGCTCCCACGGACGGAACGACTGGAGCCCTGACCGAAGGTCAGTTGAAGGCAGCTCTGGAAGGGGCATGGGCGGACGGCGGCAATACCGACGTCATCCTGGTGGGGTCCAAGCAGAAGCAGGTGATCGATGCCTTCTCGGGTATCGCCACTCGCTTTGTGGATACGGCACCGAATCGGCAGGCGGCTATCGTCGGCGCGGCGAACATGTACGTGACCAGCTTTGGCACGCACAAGATCGTCCTGTCGCGGTATGTTCGCTCGTCTGTGGTGCTGTGCCTGGACACCAACTACTGGGCGGTAGCGTTCCTGCGGCCTTTCCGCAAGACGCCGCTGGCTCGAACTGGCGAGGCAGAGAAGATGCTGCTCTCGACCGAGTTTACGCTGGTGTGCCGCAATAACGCAGCCAGCGCCAAGGTCGTGTCCTGCGCGTAGTCATCATCGGTCACGGCCCCTCTGTCTATTCAGGCTTGGGGGCCTTGATCGATACGATGACGGTAGTCCGGTTGAAGCACATGCCGAAGCCGGACCCTTTTCACTGGGGATCGCGTACGGATTACCTCTGTGCGCGATCTTCCAGATTCGATCATGGCCTGTATCCGTTTTGGCTGTTACGAGACAGCTATGAAGAATACCAGTCAATCAAGAAGCCCACGACAGGACTTTGTTCTGTTCTGGAAGTCATGGAACGACTCCATCCTGAACGGATATTTGTCGTTGGGTTCGACAGGCTAATGCATCCGGAAAAGGATGATCCGCCCAACACATGGCTCATCCATGACAAATGGGCCGAGCACGAATTGCTTAAGACACTCGGAGTAAAAGAGCTTACGTGACCCATTTCCAGGTCTTGCCTTGGATGATTAAACGGATAGAGGTCTCTCCCATAAGGAAGTGCCGCGCAATCTCGGCGATTCGCTCTCCGTTCGCTTTCATGGCCCTTATAGCCTTCACTGCCATAGGAGAAGTGTCATAGCTAAGTTCGTTGACCTCGACCATCGCGGCGTTGAGACATGGGAAGACTCCTACGATGGGAAGCTTCAGGTGCATTACCGTCAGGATGTGGAGCCGATCCTGGAGTACACCAAGAAGCTCAGGAACGACAACCTCACAGACTCCGGAATCAAGCGCGACATGTGGCATTACGCGCAAATCCCCCCTGTCGTGATGCTCGAATGGCGTCACAAGTACGGCGTGGACTTGTTCAACCGCGATCATGAGCCGGCGGTGTTTCGGCTCCTGAATACCGAGTACCAGCACTTGAAGACGACGACCAAGAACCACACGGTGAAATGATGGCTGCCGTTATCGAATTGACCCCCAAGGGGCAGGCCGCAACGGTAGCCAGCGCCCAAAAGCACTACGTCAAGGGCGACTACGCTCAGGCAGGTGCTATCGCGGAACTGTACCTGCGGGAACACCCCGACGATGCACAGGCACTGGCGATACTCTCCGCCGTCTACAAGCAAGCAGACAGATCTGCTCTGGCCTACATCCTTGGGAAGAAGGCCTCAGAGCTTCGCCCTGACAGGCCGGAAACATGGGTGTGTCACGGATTCGCAGCCCAGTCCTTGTGGCGGACCGATGAGGCCTTGAGCTGCTATCGAAAGGCCCTGCAAAGGGCGCAAGGCAACAATCAAAAGGCGCTCTACAACAACAACATCGCCAGTGTGTATCTGGATCTAGGCCAGTTCGAGCAGGCTGAAAAGTACGTTGATGAATCCCTCAAGCTGAACCCGGAAGAAAAGAACACCCGCCACAACAAGGGCCTGTGTCTTCTGGCTCGCAGGGAATGGGGTGATGCGTGGAACTGGTATTCAGCCTCCATTGGATCGAGCCAGAGAACCGAATTTCGCTACATGAAGGGTGCCCCATCTGGCCCTGAACCATGTTGGGATGGAAAGCCGTTTCCAGGCATTCTGGCGGTGTATGGGGAGCAAGGATTGGGTGATGAGGTCTGTGCGGCCTCCGCAATTCCGCAGATCGTGGAGGCTCAGAAGAGCGTTGGCGGCAGGGTCATCATCGACTGCGATAAGCGCCTGGAAGAATTGTTCAAACGGTCATTCCCCGGTGCAACTATTCATGGCACCCGTTGGGATAAGGCGCTGAACTGGCCGGAAGAGGATCGCAATGTCGGGGCTTCAATCGCATGCTTCGAGGTGCTCAAACACTTCCGCAAGAAAGCAGAGGATTTCCCCGGTACGGCCTATTTGAAGCCCTGTCAGGACCGGGTGAGTCAATGGAAGCATCTTCTGAAGGGTAAGCCCACCATTGGTGTGGCGTGGACTGGTGGAACATGGAGGAACGCAGGGTCCTTCCGGCATCTGCCTCTTGAGAGCTGGAAGCCGATCTTTGATGCAGTGGATGCTAACTGGGTATCCCTGCAGTACAAGGATGCGTCCAAGGAAATCGAAGGCACGCCGGTCAAGCAGTATTCATGGGCGACGCTGACCAAGGACTATGACGATACTGCGGCCCTGGTGGCTTCCTGTGATCTTGTATTGGGCATGCAGACTTCGGTCCATCACCTGGCCGGTGGGCTTGGCGTTCCAAGCTGGATCATCCTGCCGACCACTTCCCAATGGAGATACGGGGAGAACTACTCGGATCTTCCTTGGTATGCCAATACCAAGCTCTACCGGCAGAAAGGCCAGACATGGCCGATTGCGCAGATTGTCGCTGATCTGAAGGCGCGCTTCGCATGATGCAGAACGCCGCTACGCTGATCTCTGACGGGTATCGCCAGCAACAGCAGCATCTGCACGAAACGACCGAATACGGGACGATGGCCCAGCACTATGGGCCATTGGTATCCCAGATCATCGAGAAGATGGAAATTACGCACCTGCTGGATTACGGGTGCGGCCGGAGAATGGGGCTCACCAAGACTCTCAAGGTCAAGCACAAGCTGACCTATCAGGGATATGACCCTGGCTCGGGACTGGAGGAATTGATGACCCCTCCAATCCCGGCGCAAATGGTCTGCTGCATTGATGTTCTGGAGCACATCGAGCCGGACTACCTTGAGAACGTGCTGAACCACCTTCAGGAGCTGACGGAAGCCGTTGCTTTCATCACCGTACACACGGGACCTGCATTCAAGGTTCTTCCGGACGGCAGGAACGCTCATCTGACGCAGAAGCCCATTGACTGGTGGCTGGAGAAGCTTCTTGCGAGGTTCGAACTGCAGACTGCCCAGAAAGTAGGGGACCACTCCTACTACACCATCCTGTCTGCAAAGCCCAGGGAGATCGAGGACGTAGAGGGCAAAAGACTCTCTGCGGACCTGAAGATCATTACCTGATGCAATCGGCGATCCCTCTCTACATCGGATTTGATCCGAGGGAGGCGGCTGCCTATCACGTTTTCTGCCAGTCGGTGATCGAGCGATCCAGCGTTCCGGTGCAGTTCATTCCGCTGCACAAGTCGATGCTGGGAGAGTTCGACGGACAGAAGGACGGAACCAATGCATTCACCTATGCGCGGTTCCTGGTCCCGCATCTGCAGAGCTATCGCGGATGGGCTGTCTTTGCAGACGGTGACATGGCATGTCTGGATGACATCGCAAACCTTTGGGCGTTACGCGAATTGACCAAGGCGGTGTGTGTCGTCAAGCACGACTACCGGACCAAGCACAGCCGCAAGTACATCGGCACCGATATGGAATCGGACAACCGCGATTACCCGCGCAAGAACTGGTCGTCGGTAATCCTGTGGAACTGCGGACACTTCTCGCATCAGGTGTTGACCCCTGAGTTTGTGGCGAAGTCGCAGGGATCGTTCCTTCACCGCTTTGGATGGCTAAAGGACGATCAGATCGGAGAGCTTCCGGGTCAATGGAATGCTCTTGCAGAAGAGCAGGACATCAGTTGCGCATCGCTCGTGCATTACACGGTAGGGATACCTGCATTCAATCATTACCGGTTTTGCGACGGCGCAGACCACTGGCACAGGGCACGAAAGACCGCCATGAGGGCTGATTAATGGCCGTGATCACAAACTACACGACGCTGCAGACCGCCATTGCGGACAACCTTGCCCGTTCTGATCTGACGTCGTTCCTGCCGAACTTCACCCAGCAATGGGAAGAGCGGTTCTATCGGACGAGCCAGAACTGGGGCTCGTGGATGGAAAGCGCTCTGAATGCCACGATCACCAATGGCGTAGCTCCGGTCCCTACTGACTATCTCGGCCTCAAAGTGGCGTACATCTCGGGCCAGAGATCTCCGCCGCTGAAAAGAATTGGCCTGGAACAGCTCTATCAGAGATACCCGAGGGCAGGAGGAACCGGAGTCCCGGCGTACATCGCCAGGAACGGCAGTAACTTCGAGTTCGGCCCTATCGCAGGATCATCCGGCAACCTGGTCGGGACCTACTACGCCAAGCCCACGGTCCTGAGAACGGATTCAGACGGCATTAACTGGCTGATTACCAATGCGCCAGACCTGTGCCTTTACGGATCACTTTTGGAAGCCGAGGTATTCATCAAGCACGACGAACGTCTGCTGACGTGGAAGGCGTTCTATGACTCAGCGCTTGATGCCTATCGGACGCAGATGCGCGAGGAAGACTATTCTGGATCTGCACCTAATACGGTGGTGGCGTGAATATCGTCTTCAAGGAATGGCTGCCTGACCTGCCGGACCTTGATAACCCAGGATTGATCGAAGCCAAGAACGTCATCCCGACCAACGGGCACTACGAGCCTTTCAGGGATCTGTCTTCTTCCGGCACCGCATTGTCCGCCAATCCTGTAGGGGCGTTCCGGGCTAATTCCACTGCCGGAGCGGAATTCATCGTCGGGACAGGAACCCAGCTTTACAAGCAGGAGTTGTCGCACTGGACTGCGATCTCCGCAGCGTTTGGCTCTGCCACATACTGGAGATTCGAGCAATACGATGACCTCATCATTGCGGTAAGTGATGGTGGTGTTCCGCAAGCCAGAACCATTGGATCTGCGACGACCTTTGGGTCTTTGGCGACTTCTGGAACCGCCCCAACATCCCAGCAAGTAGCCAAGGTAGGGCAGTTCATTGTCCTGGGTGACAGGAACAATGCCGAACCCCATTCGGTGCAGTGGTCGGGAATTGATGCGCCAAGAAGCTGGCCAACTCCTGGCAGCACCACGGCCATTGCCCAACAGTCTGGAGAGCAATTGCTGCGCTCCGAGTTTGGAACGGTCAATGGAATCTCCAGTGGAGATCAGTTCGGCCTGATCTTCCAGTCCGGCGGAATTACCCGCATGACCTATGTTGGTGGTTCGGTAGTCTTCCAGTTCGATGAAATCTCCGAAGGCATCGGATGCTATTACCCCAATTCATTGGTTCAGGTTGGTGGAGTTTGTTACTTCGCCACCCTGACCGGGTTCTACAGGACCAATGGCTCTCAGGTTGAGAACATCGGCGATGGGAAGATCAATCGGTACTTCACGAACAACGTGGACTACACCTATGCGGAAAGGGTGTATTCGGGAATCGACTGGATCAACAAGTGTATCTACTGGAGCTACCCAGTCTCCGGTGATTCCGGGGTTCCATCGAAACTGCTGATCTACAACTTCAGCGAAAACCGCTTCGCTCGCGCCGTGACGGTCGCAAACAGCATCGCGCATAGCCACATCTCCAACGCCACGACGTTTGGCA